GCTATATTATGTTGTTTAAATATAAAAAACTCGTTAGAGCTGGTATCAGTTATTGATATGTCTAAATTGGTTTGTTGGTTGCCATGATCGCAAGCAAATATGCCTTCTATTACAGCAAAGGTAAAATCATCACCGCTTGGTGCAGTATAAATAGTTTGTTGTGTAGTTGCTGCAAAAGAGTATTTTACGTTTGTTGCTCTTTGAATATATTGCGGTTTAGCATCAAAGTCCATTATCTACGACCTCTAGGTTGTACATCTAGTCTAATCTTGCCAACTTGAAAGTCTTGCGTAACATCGCCTTCTATTTTCATCTGCACTTGTCTAGCAGAAAATCTAGCATCGGTATAACCATCAGCATTAAAAGAAAAGCTACCAAAATCTGTATCTGCACCTAATGGGGTAAAACGACCAGTAAAACTTAAAGTTATTGCTGGCAAACTTGTAGTTTCTTCATCAGGTAAAATTTGATTTACTTGTGCAACACGATCCCCATTACCTATTTCCAATGGGCCTGTAAGACAAAAAGGTTTTCTTGTGCCTAATCCTGGTGAATTAAACAAAGCTCTTTTGTCGTGTTCATAAACAAAGCCACTAGAATCACAAGCTATCGGATTGTTAAAGACACCTTGATCTATCCAACAACCTCTATCGAGTTCACCAATAGACCAAACATTATCCAAATAGTTCCAAATAATATATTTGTTTGGTGTTAGTTGATCTACATCTCCTACTGGAAAAAACCACCAGATTTCGTTGTAGTCAATGTTGTGTGCGCCAAAGGTAGCTTGTTGGGTGTTTTGTTGTAAGTTGTCAAAGATAAAATCATGGACATCTGATTTAAGTTCTCTAACTCTACCATCGTAAGTAAAGAAAGAGTTTTCACTTATCCACGATAAGAAGCCACCAGAAGATATGATTGATCTTGGACTGATTGCTTTACAATTTACCCCAGCATCTTGTATGCCATAAACAAACGGACTACCTGTGTAGTACAGCTTGTTTATACCAACATCCGTAAAAATAATAATATCGTTACCAAACTTGACTGCGTAATTTGCTTGACCGCCTGTAGCTATTTGTAAATCACCAGCAGTATTTCTAGCAGAAGATGTCCAAGTAGTATTATCTTCTCTATCAGACCAGGCTATCTTTCGAGGATCGCCACCAGAACCTATAGCTATTAAATGTCTTTCATTACTAACAATAACTGCTTTACACCCAGTTGGTGCATTAGTTACTGCGGTAGCTATCGTATCTGGACTGCCACTACCAGCATCAGGTCGCCATTGATATATCTTGCCATCGCCTGCAAAACAAAATATTAAGTGTTCACCCCAGTTAGCAAACGAAAAACTTTTGGTATCAAAGTTTATTCCAGAGGTGCTTCTAGCATCTCCCCAATCTTCTACACCATAATGAAAAGCACCATAACCAGTTGAAGTAATAACATCATCACCAACAAAACCAGAAGGGGTAATGTCATACCAATTATTGTTATAAAAAACATTTACGCCAGCTCTAGTACCAATAGCTAAGACTTCTTCACCACTATTGGTTTTATAAGAATACATACCTATTGGAACTGCTGGTTGAATAACTCTTGATGCAGCAGAGGTTGCAGCAGATGTACCAGTACCAGTTGTAGCGACAGTAAATGTCGTGGTTGAAGGTATAGTTGCTACTGTAAAAGTTGTGTTGATTTGATTAGCAGTAATGCCACCTGTAGCTGCAAAATCTTCTAAGACAATCGTATCGCCAACTAACAAACTGTGTGTAACTGTTGTAGTAACAGTTATGTTGGCACTTGATGAAGCAGTTGTTACTGTGCCAGTAAAAAATGTACCAACTGGATTAGATCTAAAAAATGTCCAACCACCTAAAGGTTTTAGATAACCATTTTCAAAACGTACTAAATCACCATCAACAAAACGACCTTTGTTGGCATAGTCTGTACCATTTTTTATTATTCCTGCTGGGGGTGTTATTTGTACCAAAGGCATGGCTTTACCTAAAATTAAGCTGATCTTTTCCAAACATAAGCAACAATATAAGGTTGTAAATTGTTATGAGCTGAACCGCTACCTGTTGAGCTTGTTGTTTTACTAAGACTTCCAGCCGCAACACTCATAGCAGGATTTCCACCAAAAGCATCTCCTTGAGCATTAAAATTAATAGTGTGTGTGTGTGCTGGTAATTCACTAACACTTAAAGTATGGGTTTTAGCACCGCCTGTTTCGTTTAAAGTATTAAATTCAGACTCAGAACTGTTTTGTCCTACTATTACTTTACCTTCTCCATACCTTACCCATGTTCCTATTCCTAAATAAGTTGCTGGATTTGCAGAGGTATTAGCATTTATATAAATTGATCCTATTGGATATATTAAATCAAAAATATTTGTACCATTAACCTGAAATTGTCCGCTTGTAGTATTAACGTGTGATGAAGCGGTTACAGTTGTTGCAGTTAATGTTGTAGCTGCAACTGTAGAAGCAGAACTAGCACCAATCGCTGTGCCATCTATTGCGCCGCCATTAATATCTACTGTAGTTAAAGTAGAAGTTCCAGCGCAAGTAATACTAGCTAATGTTGCTGTGCTAGAAGAACTAAGCGTAGTAAAAGCTCCTGTAGAAGCTGTACTTGCACCAATCGTAGTGTTGTCAATCGCACCACCCTCACAATCAATCGTGCCATTTACATCTAATGTACCGCCAACTGTAAGAGTTTTGCCAGAGCCTACGTTAAGGCCTACTGACGTACCATCACCAGCAGAGTTAAAAATACCATCGACAGCATCAAGATCTGTATTGATTTTGCCACCCCAAGTATTAGTAGAAGCTCCTACTTCTGGTTTGGTTAAGTTTAAATTAGTAGTAAATGTATCTGCCATAATCAGAAATTATATATTATTTTAGCCACCGATTGTTTTTGTTTGCACTACAGGATTTACCAATTCGTCAATCTGAGCATCAAGACTATCTTTTTTAGCTTGAACCTCATCTTCACCCATAGCTGCTTCAACCCAACCTTGTACGTCACTTGCAGTTAAATCTGAAAAAGCTGTAAAGTCTGATAAGTCAGAAGTATCTAAAGATTGCGTACCATATACTGAAGCAGTAGCAGGTACATCGTTACCTTGCATATCTTTAACAGTATTAGCATCATCTTCAGCATTTAGTCGCCAATGTACGTTAAAGACAGTATCAGCGTTGCTGTCTATTTCTTTAACATCTACAGTTTTAACATCCCATGTATAGTTAATTGCCATTTTATTCACCTCCTTTCAGTGTGTTAATTTCAGATTGTAAGGCTTCAATCTGTTCTTGTTGTTCTTGGATTGCTTTTATTAATGGTGAAACAAATTCATTATATCTAAGACCATATTTATAACTAGAGCCATCTTGTTCTTCACTTACATCAGTTTTAACAAGTCCTGCAAAATCTGTATTGTTTTTATCATTGTCGCTTAACCAAGTTTCTATATCTTGTGAAATCAACCCATAATGTGTTCTATTAGAATTATTATTTTTCCATGTATAAGAAACTGGATTCAATTCTTTAATAAAAGTTAAACCTAAATCGCTTTGAGTTATATTTTCTTTTTCATTTCTATCAGAACCTGATGTGACACCATTTGTTACATAAGCATCATTAAATCTATAACTAGAAGTACCTAAGTCAATAGCATTGTCTCTATAATTAGCGGTTGAAGTATTCCACGGAATTAGAGAATCAACACCATCGTGAAAATGAATTCCTGTATCTCCAGTACCTATTGTTAGGTCACCACCACTTGCAGCAATACTTCCAACTAATGATTCATCTTTGTAAAATCTAAGCATTAGACCATCAGATGATTTTCTATTTAAAGTCATACAATGAGAACCATCCATAGTTCCTACGTATTGACCATCTGTAATAATTACCCCTTGGTCAGAAAATCCTGTTGATGTAGTTCCAATTAATAAATTACCAGAAGAATCAATTCTCATTCTTTCTGAGTTTGCAGTCTTAAACTGAATAAGTTCTCCAGAAGAACTTGCTTGTCCATAGATTCTTACATTATTTCTTTGTGTGCCATCACCAGAAAGTGATAACCAACCTGCATTTTTACCATTTAAATAAACTCCATTTGTATCGCTGTAAGCAGATAAAGTAGAATGGTCGTCAAAGAGTGCAGTATTATTGTTAATTACATAGCCTGTTGTAGTTGTTGTTCCTGTAAAAGTACAATTTTCACTACTATCTATAGTTATAGCAGTAGCATTTCCGCCGTCTACAATGCTTGGCGTACTTGACAGTTCTACAGGTATTTTAGTTGTCATTAATCACCTAAGTTAGTTTGTGCATCCATCACTTCTTGAAAAGCAGTTTTAACTTCATCAGTCCATGTTGCATTACAGATAGCTTGAACTTTTGCATCTTCGCCAGATATGTCGGTATCTTCCCAAGTATCACCATTTTTAACACTTGGTTGTAAGACATGCCTATGAAAAGAACGATTAAGTTCATTACCATCTTCCATAATTTTTGTAGCAGTTCTAACTTGTACTTGACCCATTTCAAGTACTTCTATTTTATCTACTACTGTTTCTTTTGTTATTGCCATTTTTTACCTATTTCTAAAAATTATTATTAATCTGTTTTATAAATTGTATTTATCATTAGGTATCTTGAGACACCACCTAAATGACTATTTAATACTGTGCTTGTGCTTGTTGTATTAAAATGAAAATATAAAAAATTATTAAGTGGAGGTACAAGTGGTGCACTCCAACTACTTACATCTAAAGTATCGGTATAACCTAAACTACCACCGCCATAAAAATTAGAAATACTTGCACCACTATAAGGTAGACCACCAATTTGAAAAATACTTGAATTGTTTGTAGCTGTAACATTTACATAGCAATATGCATTTACAAATCTACCAATTTTTGTATAAACAGAAGCATAGTTATTATTAAGTGTACCGCCATTAGGTAATGTAGGTGTCCAAGTTCCTTCTTCATAATCGTCTAAAGCGTTTGCTGCTGCGGTGTCTGAGCCAAACTTTAAACCATCAGAATCAACTCTAAGTCTTTGTGTCCAAGTTAAATCTGCATCTGCTGAACCACCTGTGGGTGCTGTAAACCAAAGATGAGTACCGCCTGTTTGGTCATATTTACTTGCTTCATCTGCTTCTTTATATTTCCAAGTTGTACTTGCGTTTAAATATGCGTTGTTTAATAAACTCGTAATATTAGTGCCAGAAGAAGCTGACAATAATAATCCTGTTTTACCAAAATCTAAATTTGTGTAATCAGAATAATGTGATTCAGGTGTAATTGAAAAACCAACATTCTCACTACTATCTAT